ATGTGTTCCCCGACGAGATCACGGCCCGCGAGAATGCCAAGGACCGTATCATCCCCATGATCGAGACCTCGCCGCGCCTGCGCGAGTACATGACCGGCTACGGGGACGATGCCTCCAGCCTGCGCATCAATCTGGCGCACATGCCCATCTATCTGGGCTGGTCGGGCTCGGTGTCGCGTCTGGGCAACAAACCCATCCGCACCCTGATCCTGGACGAGCTGGACAAGTACAAGAACCCCAAGAACGAGGCCTCGTCGGAATCGCTGGCCGAGAAGCGCACCACCACATGGCGGCGGCGCGGGCGCTGCCATATCCTCAAGATCTCCACCCCCACCACGGAGGACGGCCCCATCTGGGTGGCCTTCACCCGCGAGGCCGGGGCGCGTTTCGACTTCTGGGTGCGCTGCCCGCACTGCGGCCTTTATCAGCTCATGGCCTTCGACCGCATCAGCTGGCCGGACAAGGGTACGGATCGGGAGCCGACCGCCGAGGACGTGCTGGCCCGACGGCTGGCCACCTACCCCTGCGAGCATTGCGGGACTGTCTGGGATGACGGCGACCGTGACCGGGCCGTGCGCCGGGGGGAATGGCGCGAGCGGACCAGCGGCCTTGAGCTGTCGGCCCATCTGGCCGCCCACCGGCCCACCAAGCTGGGCTTCCACATCCCGGCGTGGCTGTCCTATTTTGTGAGCTTGTCCGAAGTGGCCGCTGCGGCCCTCAAGTACAGGGAGAGCGGCAAACTGGACGACCTCAAGAACCTCCAGAACCAGTACAAGGCCGAGCCGTGGAAGGAGGAGCATGTGGATCGCTCCGAGGACGCCATCCTTGCCCTGTGCGATGACAGGCCTCGCGGCGCGGTACCCGGCCCGGTGGACGGCAGGGATCGTGTCTGCGTCCTGCTGGCCGGGGTGGATACCCAGGGCGGCAGCGCGGAGAAGGGGTATTTCCGCTATGTGATCCGCGCCATCGGCTACGGCGAGGAAGAGGAATCGTGGCTGGTGCAGGCGGGCACGGCCCCCACCTTCTCGGCGCTCAACGACCTGCTGTGGGGCTCCGTCTACCGTGACCCGCAGGGCCGGGAGTACAGCGTCCGGGCCTGCATGATCGACGCCATGGGCGGCCGCACCAAGGAAGTCTACGCCTGGGCCATCAGGCACCGGGGGCGCGTGTTCCCGTGGCAGGGCGTGCGCAGCATGACCCAGCCCTATACGCCCGCGCCGCAGGAATATTTCCCGGACGTGCGCGGCAACAAGGTCAAGATCCCCGGCGGCCTCATGCTCTGGCGCTGCGACACGACGTTCTACAAGTCCGACCTGAGCCACAAGCTGGGCATCGCTCCGGACGACCCCGGAGCTTTCCACCTCCACAGCGGGGAGGGGGGCATCCTGGAGCAGTACGCCCGCGAGATGTGCGCCGAAGTCTGGGACGATGAAAAAATGGCCTGGCTCAATCCGCACCACAGGCCCAACCACTACTGGGACTGCGAGACCATGATCCAGGCGCTGGCGCATATCCTCAACGTGCGGCAGCTCAAGCGCCCGGAGGAAAAAAGAGAGACCCGCTCCGTACCGGTGCGGCAGGTGGAGAAGCTGCGCGGCTCACGACTGGCCGGCAGGTTCGGGAGGTAGCGATGAAGGAAAGGCTGAACTGGCGTGAGGCCTGTGAGGTTCTGGGATGCAGCCGCAGCACGTTCTTTCGTATGGTAGCGGCGGGACATATCCAGGCGCATGGCCTGTGTACGACGCGCCGCTGGTATTTGCGCAGCGAGTGTGAAAAGGTAGCGGCGCAAGGGCGATTTGCTCCGCGAGGCACGCAGCTTGGTAACAAAAATGTGGGGTAGTAAGTATTTTCTGTTGACACGCATAACTTTTTAGCGTAAACAAAAAATTAATTACAGCCCATCACGGATTTCCCGGTATAGCGGGATTAAAATTCGTGATAATATTCTAAAATAAAGGAAGGTTCTTTACCTTCCTTTTTTTTATGGGGGAAAATATGTCAGGATTGATACAGGAAGAACAGCGTACGCCTTGGAAGACAATGATTTTTGTCGACTTTTGGAATTATGAACTCAATATGTCTGAACTTTCGCTGCAACAGGATTCAAAAAAATTTTTGACTGACTGGTTCAAATATCCGCAAGCAGTAGTAGCGGCAGCACAAAAGCTGGCCTGTCCTCAAGGAACAGAGAACTATTTTTTACAATATGAACGATGCTATGTTATGGGGTCTTTCGATCCGACAAAAGACCATAAACTGAAGCAATGGGCAGATAATATACTTCCGCGTATTCCTGGGGTTGAGTCTGAATTTTTTCCTCGCCAAAAAATGACGACAGGGCCAAAATGCACAGGAGAAAGTCATTGCGAGGTGCGTTACTGCCCTACATGCAATGCTTCGATGATTGGATACAAAGAAAAGGGGGTAGACACACGAATTGCGACAGAAATGCTTGAAGCTGGCCTGCAAAATGCTTGTGATTTGATTATTCTTGTATCTGCGGATAAAGATTTTGTTCCTGTTGTAAAAAAACTTTCTAGCAGGAACGTCAAATGTATAAATGCCTACTTCCCTAATCGGGGAAATGAGCTTTCGAAATACTGCTGGAGTAGCTTTAACATTTTCAATGAAAGAGAATCTTTTAGGAGATAGAAGTATTTATATGTGATTGTGTGGGGAATATCATGACAGAAAGGACGAGCTGGATGCTGCGGCCCAGTTGCAGTAGATCGGGAGCATCTCCCTATTCGAGGAACTAGATGAAAAGCCCCGGCGGTGTGCTGACACTGCCGGGGTCATGTATTTTGATACCCCTCCCTTGACATCCCGGCCCGCTTCGGGCACCCTGAAATCCCCTAAACAACTACAGGCGTCACCGTCGCCTTTGCCGTGCCCCACACGGCAAGAAGTGCGGTCTTTTTTGTTCTTGCCACCAGAGCACCTCTGAAGGGTGCGGGTACATATTGGCAAGGCGACGTCCGGGTGTCCGTGAGGCCCCGGCGGCTGTGGTTAGCCGGGGAGCGTCGCCTTGCTTTTTTGTACCCTGCCGGTCCCCTTTCCTTCCTTGACTTTCCCCCTTCCTGCGTCTATTCAAAACAAAGGTGCCTAAGAACACCTCAAACGCCAGCGGCTTCCGCGACCGTCAATTCGTGGATTTTTTATGCCCGAGGTCTATCCTCTGAGGGGCAATCTACGGAGTTACCTCCGGGTGTGGACTAATATAATACCGAGCAATCGGGAATATGTCCGCTGACTGGCGTCAGTTCTTAGCACCCGGAGCCTTTTTTGCGTTTTGCGGGGCTCCAGCCGTGATAACGCAATCCCTCCCTTGACATCCCGGCCCGCTTCGGGCACCCTGAAATCCCCTAAACACTGAGAGGCCCTGCCGGAGCCTTTGCCAGCGTCCCCCGCTGGCGTGAATCGCGGCGTTTTTCTGTTTCTGCCCTCTGCGCACCTCATGGGTGTGGAGTACATATCGGCGGAACAACGTCCAGTATCCGTGAGGACTGGCGGCCTCTCAGTGGCCGGGGAGCGTTGTTTCGCCTTTTTTTGTACCCGCAACCCAATCCCAACATACTGAGGTGCCTTATGTCTCCTGCCTTCCCCAAAGATTTTTCCCAAACGCTCATCATCGAGATCCTTATCCCGCTTATGGAATACGCGGATACGCTGGTCGACTGCGACGAACGCAGAGGGCAGGGCCTTCTGCTCCAGACGCTGATCGCCGATGTGCAGCAGCGGCTGGAAGTTTGTTTCAGTACGGCCTGCCGCGCCTACAAGGCCGCACAGGGCTCTGTCCACGCCCAGTAAGGAGGCCACGATGAACGAGATCATGCCCTTCATGTTTGGCGAGAATGTCGTCCGGGTTATCACGGACGGGAACGGTGAGCCCTGGTTCGTGGCCAAGGATGTGGCGAAGGCTCTGAACTACCAGTGGAATGGTTTTAAAAATGTTCAACACATTCCTGAGGAATGGAGGCTGGTGGAATCTGTTTCCACCAGCTTTGGGGACAAGAAGACTTGGTTTTTGTCGGAGCAGGGGCTTTACTTTTTCGTGGCCCGCAGCGACAAGCCCGCGGCCCTTCCTTTCCAGAAGTGGCTGGCCGGGGAAGTCCTGCCCGCCCTGCGCAAGACCGGCCGTTATGAGGTCTCCGGGCGGCAGCCTGTGCTGGAGCCGCCGGCGTCCTTCCCGCCCGAGGCCCTGCGCCTGCGCCCCGTCATGCGGCAGCGCTTGTGGCGGGATGCTTTGAACACGGCGCGTCTGGATGACGGCGGTACGCCCGCCGCGCTGCGCTGGTTCAGCTATTTGTGCAATCTGGTGGCGGCCACGCCGCCCGCGCCTGCTCCGGCCCGGGACAGGGTACGCGCCTTTTTCTGGCAGTGCTGTGAATATGCCGACGGCTGCCGTGTGTCCGGCGGAGCCCTGTACGAAGCCTTCCGCCGCTGGTGCGAGGAAAGCGGGCAGGGCGATGTGCCCAGCATGAAGGCGTTCGGCAGCTTGATGCAGGAATTCGCCCAGCGTTGCCGCTCCAACGGTTCGTTCTATGACGGCGTGCGCCTTAAGCCCGCCGTCTGACCATAGTTCGGGCTTCGGCCCGCGCACGGTCAGGGATCGACAGACGTACAGACGCTGGAGGGGATAGGGCCGCCCTGACCGTTTTGCCCGTCCACGGCAGTGGCCGCTGCCGTGGACGGGATTTTTATATATTTTACATAATAAAGACTTGACAAATTGGTATATACTTTATATAAAAAAGTCATGAAACGGGGCGAACTGATACGAAAGTTGACCAAGGCAGGGTTCAAGCTGGTAAAAGGGCGAAAAAATGCCGGGCATGACCTGTACGTCCACCCGGACGGACGCATGACATCGGTCTCGCGCAGTACGTCGGATATCCCGACGGGGACCCTTAAGGAAATCAGGAAACAGACCCAAATAGACCTCTAAACACAGGGGAGGTGCCCCTCCCCTGTAAAGAAGACGTTTGGCGCTATATCCAATAACAATCAGGGCAGGAAGGAAAAAATGAGATTCCCGGTCGTTATCCATACGGACAACAATGTTGATTTTGGTATTTTTCTACCGGATATTCCCGGTGTGTTTTCCGGTGGGCACTCCATCGAGGAATGCCTGACCAATGTACAGGAAGCTGTGGAGGTGGTGTGTGAGGCGAAGGGACTGAAGGAGCTGCCTGAACCCAGCCCGCTGGCGGAAGTGATGGCTTCGGAAGCCGCGAAGGATGGCTGGGTCATGATGGCGGATATTGATACGGGCTTTTTGAACAACCGTGTTGTCCGTATCAGCCTTTCCGTACCTGAATACCTGCTTCCCCGGATCGACAAGCGGGCCCACCAGGCCGGTATGACCCGTTCCGCCTATATGGTGCATTCGGCTCTGGCGTAGCCTTCTTGCCAAGGTAGGAGCAAACAGCTAAGAAAGAAAAAGGCGGCAGGTGCTGCTAACACCCGCCGCCGTTAGGCAATGCCCTCCGAGTTTTGGGTTACTCGCTAGACGCCCCCGAAGGAAGGCCCTCCTTCGGGGGCATTTTGTTATGGTTGTGATTCCTTATTGATGGAACGCTCAAAGGCTTCCATCAGCGCGTCCAGCCTGTCACATTCCGGCTTGGCCAGAACGATCTCACCGCACGCCGGGCACTTGTCGCCTTCAAGCTGGAAAGAAGTTGTGCGTCCCTTGTAGGTGTAGGGTATGGCATGGATACCGTGGACAAGTTCCGCTGCACCGCATACAGGACAAAACATAGTTACAGCTCCTTGAATGAGACGGCAGACGTGTCGTCACGAGGTTAATCTGTCAGGCCTTGCCCGGGCAAGGCGAAAAAGGATACAACAAATCGGCGGTCAGTGCTGGTAACGCTTGCCGCAGCCAATGGCCCTCCGGGTCTGGTTACTCGAATTGCGCCCCTGCAGGAATGGCCCTTCCTGTGGGGGCTTTCTGTTTTTGGGGCTGCTGCAAATTTTCATTCTCCCGATTCCCAAACACGCGGACATGCTAATGCGGGGATGATAATAGCAATCCCATGTTTGCTTGGACCCGTGAAGAACTCCTCTCTCTGCTTGCCGACTGGAAGGCCGCCTACAAGGCGGCCTCCACAGGCAAGTCGTACACCATCGGCAGCCGCACCCTGACCCGTTACGATCTGGACGAAATTCGTGCCCAGATCGACTGGATCAGCTCGGAGCTGGCCGCGCTCTCGCGTGGTCGTGGGCCTGTGCGCGTCGCCGCCCGGATCGTGAGGTAGTCATGCTGTACGATGCCCAGGGCAGACCGCTCTCCACGTCCCGGCGTATGCCGGAAGCCTCCCGTGATGCGGGGGCCTTCCGCGGCTCCCTGTCCCACTGGCGCGGGCCGCAGATCCAGAGCCGTGACGGGACTTCCCGCGAGCGCGAGGTCATCCAGCGCCGGGCGGCTGACCTCATGGCCAACGACTGGTCGGCCAATGCCACGGTGGACACCATCACCAGCAACGCGGTGGGCACGGGCCTGCTGCCCAAGGCCAGCATCCCGGCTGCCCGTCTGGGTATCGCGCCGGAGCAGGCCAGGGCTGTGGGCGAGGACATGGAATGGGCCTTCGACCGCTGGATGCGTGAGGCCGACGTGCGCGGCCAGAACCATTTTTTCGATCTGCAGGCATTGGGTCTGCGCTCCATCCTCTGCAAGGGCGAGCTGCTGCATCTGGCCGTCATGCTCCCGGAAAAGGAGCGTGTCGGCCAGCAACGCCGCTTCTCGCTGGCCATCCAGGCTGTCACGCCGGAACGGCTCCAGACCCCTGCGGACATGACCACGGACCCTGCCGTGCGCGACGGCATCCGTTACACGGCATACGGCAGGCCGGAGGGCTACTACATCGCCTGCCCGCCGCCCTCCGTGCTGGACAGCTGGCTGCGCGGCGGGGGGCTGCTTGCCAATGATTTTCGCTATGTGCGTGCCCGGCTGGCCCACCGCCGGCAGGTCTTCCACCTGTACCGCATGGAGGCGGACGAACAGGAGCGCGGCTGTTCCACCTTCGCCAAGAGTATCGCCCTGTTCCGCAACCTGTCCGACACCATCAACTTCGAGCTGTTCGCCCAGGTGATGGCGGCGCAGTTCCCGATCTTCATCGCCACCGAAGGCGGCGAGCTTCCCGGCTATGTGCAGGAGCAGCATGGCCTGTCCGAGAAAGAGGAAGCAGGGCCGACCTACTTCCAAAGCATCGAGGAAGGCCAGGTCTGGTACGGCAAGGAAAACGAGAAGCCCTATGTGCTGGAATCCAAGCGCCCGTCCTCCAACTTCGCCGCCTTCGTGCGGATCGTGCAGCGGGCGATGGCGGCGGCCCAGGGCATCCCCTACGAGAGCCTGACCAAGGATTTCAGCGAAACCAACTACAGCTCCATGCGGGCCGCGCTCAACGAGGCGTGGAAGGTCTACAGCTATTACCGGCAGTGGCTCGCACGTGCCTACTGTCAGCCCATCTACGAGATGGTCATGGAAGAGGCATGGTTGCGCGGCGAGCTTACGCTGCCGGCCGGAGCGCCTGATTTTTATGAAGCCCGCGACCTCTGGTGCAATGCGGACTGGATCGGCCCGGCCCGTGGCTTCATCGACCCGGTGAAGGAGATCTCGGCCACGATCCTGGCCCTGGAGAACCGCCTCATGACGTACAGCGAGGCGTGGGCGCAGCATGGCGGTGACTTTGAGGAGGGCATGGAAAAGCTCCTGCTGGAAGCCCCCCTGCTGCAAAAAGTGCGGCAGGCCCTTCCTGTGTCGGGGACGACCTCGCAGGCAGCGGTCTCCACGCCCGGACGCCGCACCGACGGCAATGACATGAACACCAAGGAGACGACCGATGACGACGCCTGATGGCCTGTGGGCTCTGGCCCCCCAATTCGCCGAGCAGGTGCTGTGCGACATCCAGACCCGCATGACCTCCGGGAGGATATCCGTTCCTGCCGGGCAGGAGCCCCGGCGTTTCAGCCTGCGGCGTGGTGTGGCCGTCATCAGCATCACCGGCGTGATCTCCCGCAAGGAGAGCTTGTGGGCTGATGTGGGGCAGGACGGCATCCGGCAGGCCCTGGATGAGGCCCGTCAGGATGAGCGCGTCCGGGGCATCCTGCTCTCCTTCAACTCTCCGGGCGGCGTGGCCGCCGGGGTCAAGGAGCTGGCGGACTACATCGCCGGCATCGACGACAAGCCTGTGGCGGCCTATGCCGACGGGCTGACCGCGTCCGCCGCCTACTGGCTGGCCTCGGCCACAGGCCGTGTCTACGCCCCGGCCACTGCCCAGGTGGGCAGTGTGGGCGTCATCTCCGAGGTGCGGAACATCAGCGGCTTCCTCGACAAGATGGGGGTCTCCATCACCTACATCGCCAGCGGCAAGTGGAAAACGGCGGGCAACCCCGTGGAGAAGCTGACCCCGGAACAGACGGCCTATTTCCAGGAGCGCGTGGACGCCCTGCATACTGTTTTTAAGGCTGACGTGGCCCAACACATGGGCATCAGCCAGGACCCCGCGTGGACAGAGGCACAGATCCTGTTCGCCCAGCCCGCGCAGCAGCTTGGCCTCGTGACCGCCATTGTCCGGGACGAGGATCAGGCCATCAACCGGCTTTTGGAGGTAACGATGCCCGATAACAGTCCTGATGCCCCCGCGCAGGCCATGACGCGCGACCGTCTGGCCGCCGAGGCCCCTGAATTGCTTAAAGCACTGCTTGAAGAAGGCCGGGATTCGGCCAGCAACGATGGCGTTGAGTATGCCTTGAACGCCATGGAAACGGTGTGCGGCAAGGAAAAGGCCGAAGCCGTGCGCGCGTTCGTGGCCCAGGCGAAAGAGCTGGGCCTGTCCGCAAAGCAGCTGGCCGGTCTCGGCAAGCTCATGCCGCAGGCCCCAGCCGTCCAGCAGGCCCCTGCGGAACCGCAGGACAGCAGATCCGCCATCCTCAACACCCTGCAGGAGCAGAGCACGCAGGCGTTGCCCACGTCGCCCGATGCCTCTGCAGGGCAGCCCAAAAGCTCGCTGGTGGCTGATGCCGAACGGCGTCGCGCCGAAGCCGCCAGGCAAGGAGGGAACGCATGAGCAAAGTGCATAGCCGCACGTATGATTTCGGCCCCCGCTTCTCCGAGCTCGTGCTGCACGAGATCGACCCCCGTTACAGCCGGGAGGAAGTGACGCTGGCGGCCTCGTCCGGTGATCTGGAGTTCGGCACGGTGCTGACCCGCAATGCGGACGGCAACTACGCCGCCCTCAAGGAGGCCGACGGCACCCTGGGCGATGCCAAGGCCGTGCTGATCCAGACCGCCCCCAACGCCGACGCCCCCCAGCAGGTGCTGGTGCTGCGCGGCTACTCCATCATCAACAGAAACAAGCTGTGCTTCGACGCCAGCGTGGTCAAGAAGGACGAAGCCGTGCAGGCCCTGCATGACCTGGGCTTCGCCATCAAGGCCATCGAGGAGGTGCAAGATGAGGCTTAACTGGCCGGATACGTTTTCCGTGGTCGAGATGACCGATGCCGTCAACAAGCTGCCCCTGATGCCCCTGCGCTTCGGCGGCATGTTCGAGACCACCGGCATCCCGACCACGCACATGGCCTTTGATTACAAGCGCGGCCGCATCAACCTCATCCCTGATTCGCCGCGTGGTTCCAACCCCGAATATGTGACGGGCAAGGGGGGGAAACGCCAGGTCAAGGTCCTGAGTTGCACGCACCTGTCCCAGGCCGACACGCTGTCCCCGGAAGATATCCAGGATGTGCGGGCCTTCGGCTCAACGGAGCCCATGACGGTGGAAAGCGTCGTCAACGACAAGCTCTCCGCCCTCAAGCGCAATCTGGACATGACGCTGGAGTTTCACCGCCTGGGTGCCATCAAGGGCATCGTGCTGGACGCTGACGGCAGTACCGTGCTGCATGACATCTTCGATACCTTCGGTGTGACCCAGACAAAACAGGATCTGAGCTTCCCTGCCGCTGTGGAAGCGGACAAGAACCCCATCCTGAGCGGCATCATGTCCGCCAAGCGCAAGGTCGAGGCGGCCATGGGCGGCAATCCGTTCTCCGGCATCAGCGCCGTCATCGGCTCCAATGCCTATGACAAACTGACCAGCCACGCCCTCGTGCGTGACGCCTACAACCTCTGGGCCGCTAACCAGAGCAATTTCGGCGATAACGACTACCGCCGTCGCGGCTTCCTCTACGGCGGCATCCTCTGGATCGAAGCCTCTGAAGTGGTGGGTGGCCGCAAGCTGGTGGATGACGACAAGGGCCATCTGTACCCCACCGGCCCCGGCATCTGGAAAATGTACCATGCTCCCGCTGACTGGATCGAGACGGTCAACACACGCGGTCTCCAGTTCTATGCCCGTATGGACCCCAAGGATCGCGGCCGTGGCTACGATCTCGAAGTCCAGAGCAACCCGCTCACCCTCTGCATGTTCCCCGAAGCCCTCGTGGAACTGACTTTCAAGGCGGCGTAAGATGGCTGATTTCGCGACTGCCTACGCACCTCTGGCCGGCTTTGAAGGCGGCTGGTGCAACGTCCAGGGGGACAGCGGCGGCGAGACCTATGCGGGGATCGCCCGCCGCTACTGGCCGGACTGGCCCGGCTGGAAGCTCATCGACGGCGAGAAAGCCCACAGCTCGTTCGCCACCGGGGCCAGCGCGTTCACGCGCCATCTGGCTGTGGTGCCCGGTCTCGCCGATCTGGTGTCCGGCTGGTATCGCAGCGAGTGGTGGGATCGCCTCGGGCTCGCAGCCCTGCCGCAAGACCTCGCCAACGAGATCTTCGAGCAGTCCGTGAACCTGGGCAAGGGCGGCTCCGGCCAAAAGGTGCAGCTTGTCTGCAATGCTTTCAACCGCGCACGGGCCGGGAACTCCCTGTTTGCGGATCTCGCGGTGGACGGCGTAATCGGCCCTCGCACGCTTGATGCCCTGGCGGCCCTGCTGGCCCGGCGTACCGATGAAAAAGCCCTTGTCCATGCCCTCAACTGCATGCAAGGCGCGCACTACATCGAGCTTGCGGCCCGCAATCCCAGCCAGCGCAAGTTCACCGATGGCTGGATGAAACGTACCCATTGCCCCGACTAAGGAGGAAATCATGAAAAAATATCTTCTGCCCTTGCTGCTCTGCCTCTGTTGCCTCTTCCCCTGCCTCGCTCTGGCAGCGGAGGCGGACGCCACGGTCCCCGGTGCCGACATCGCGGCCACCATCATCAGCTGGCTGCCGGAAAGCTGGGGCCAGTGGATCACGTTCGTGGTGACCATCTGCGCGGCCATTTCGGCCGTGTGGCCGCGCCCGGCTGACGACGCCAACGTGGTGGTGCGCTTCCTTTACATCGTGGTGAATGCCCTGGGCTTCAACGCCGGTCAGGCCAAAAACTCTGACGATGCGGCGGCCAGCCGCAGGCTGTGATGTCATGCCGGTCTGGGCACAGGCGCTCCTGCGGCTGGTGGTGGCGGTGGTGGCCTTTTTCCGCCGGGAACGCGCGGCATCTCGCACGAATGCTTCAGCCGTTGCGACGCAGGAAGCTACGGATGAAGACAGCAATGCGTTACACGGCAAAACAGCCCATGAAAGCGCTGTCGCTATCCGTAAGCCCGGCAAGCGGGCTAACGGCTACCGCGCTGTGCGTGCTGACCCTGGTGGTGAGTGGATGCGCAAATTCGGGGGCAGCGACAAGCGCGCTTCCCCCGGTGCCGATGACGCCGGGAGCCGTAGTAACGAATGAGTGGTGGTATGCGGAGGACGGCGGATTGACGCAGGTGGATGGCCAGTGGCTGCATCTGCCCGCGGATGAAGCTGGAGAACTGCTGCTCTGGATCGAGTGGGTGGAGGATAACCGA